GCTGATCTCCAAGTTGCTGCGCCAGTCCTGCGCATCGTGGGAGCGCCGCTTCCACCCGGACTACTACCGCGCCATCTATCGGTTGTTCGGCTGGAAGTACCAGGGCCACGACCAGAACCCTCCGCACGTCGTCGGCCAGATCACCCTTCGCTGGGTCTACGGGCCGGTGCTGCCAGAGGACTTGTTGGGCGAGATCCGCAATCGCAAGGGCATCTCGCAGAAGCACCATCAGTGGCTGTCCGATCAGGGGCTCGCGCATCTGGAATCGCAGATTCACGCGGTCACGGCGATTGCGCGCAGCTCGCAGAGCTATCCCGACTTCAAGCGCCGCTGCGAGGCCGCCTTTGCTGGCGCTGCCCTGCAGTTGGGCCTGCTGCTCGATGAAATCGAGGAGGGGGCGTGAAATGCTGGGTCTGCAAACGACAGGCCCGGGGCTACGGCCACACCGACAACCGCCACGGTGTGGGCGATCCCCGGCGCTATCCCATCGACTGGGTGTTCTGTTCCCGTCGCTGCCAGGACGCATTTCACGCGCTGTACGGCAACTGGCAGCGGGCCAAGGAAGGTCGCATCGACAAGACGGAGGTCACCATGATCGATCCGTCTGATGTCGAACTGGCCGCAATGCGCCATTGCCTCAAGGCCTTCGGCGAAGCAGCGGGCGAGATCGGTTTCACCAAACCGCTGGGCGACTACTCAGAAGCCGAGGCCCTGCGGGTGATCGATGCAATCGTCACCTGCTGGTCTCAAGCCATGGTCGCGCACCACGAGTCCAGCAAGTTTCCGCCTGTGCGGGGCTTGCCGCCCACGCCCGATCCGCTGGCACCCGATGCCGCCAATCCGTTCGCGGATCTGGAGGACGACCTGCCCTGGGAAGAACCGAAGGGGAAGAGGCCATGATGGACTTCAATTCCTCATCGAGCATCGCAGGCCAGGTCACTGCCCTGGTCGACGCCGGGTTGCAGCAGGCCCGTGCCCGCCAGTCTGAGCGCCAGTACCTCGGGGCCTCGCGCCTCGGGGTGGCCTGCGAGCGCGCGCTGCAGTTCGAGTACGCCAAGGCTCCCATCGACCACGGGCGGGACACCCCGGGCCGGATGCTGCGGATCTTCGAACGTGGCCATGTCATGGAGGACTGCATGGTCGCGTGGCTGCGGGACGCAGGCTTTGACTTGCGCACCCGCAAGGCCCTTCCTGATGGTGGAAGCGAGCAGTTCGGCTTCTCGGTAGCTGACGGTCGCCTGCAAGGCCACGTCGACGGCGTCGTCGTTGGAGGCCCCGAGGGCTTCACCTATCCCGCGCTCTGGGAGTGCAAGTGCCTGGGCAACAAGTCCTGGAGCGACCTGGAAAAAAAGGGCTTGGTCATCTCCAAGCCCATCTACGCCGCGCAAGTGGCGATTTACCAAGCCTATCTCGAATTGCACGAGCACCCGGCGATCTTCACGGCGCTCAACGCCGACACGATGGAGATCTACACCGAGCTCGTGCCCTTTGACGCGGCGCTGGCCCAGCGCATGTCGGATCGAGCGGTGAAGGTCATCACGGCGACCGAGGCAGGCGAGCTGCTGCCACGCGCCTTCCACGACTCGACCCACTTCGAATGCCGGATGTGCGCGTGGCAAGACCGCTGCTGGAGGACAACATGAGCAACGACAAGCAATTCATCGGAGATGTCGAACCAATGATCGACGCCAAGCAGGCTGCAGCTGCACTGCGCCTGCCGTACTACTGGTTCGCGGACTCGCAGATGCGCAGCAAGTACAAGATTCCCCACTACCTGATGGGCGGTCTGGTGCGCTATCGGCCATCCGAACTGTCTGCGTGGGCAGCCCGCAGCACCGCCGCGCAGGGGCGCAGCGGTGACGCCGGCGGTGAGGAGGCCGAATGACTCTCGACTTCAACGACATCGAGCCACTGCCAGACCCCAACCGCCGCACCCTCAGCGATGCGGAACGCGAAGAACTGCGTGCTGAACTGCTCGGACGTCTTGAGTCCGTTCTGACCACCTTGTTCCCGGCGGGCAAGAAGCGCCGTGGCAGGTTTCTGATCGGCGACGTGCTGGGCAGTCCAGGCGACAGTCTCGAGGTGGTGCTCGATGGCGAGAAGGCTGGACTGTGGACAGATCGCGCCACTGGCGATGGCGGCGATATCTATGCACTGATCGCCGCGCACCTTGGTATCGACGTGCTGAGCGACTTTCCGCGTGTGCTGGACGCCGCTGCCGATCTGCTCGGACGCTCACGCTCTGTGCCTGCGCGTAAGGCCTGCAAGCACGACGTGCCGCTTGACGACCTCGGCCCCGCCACCGCCAAGTGGGACTACCTCGACGCGCAGGGGCGCCTGATCGCGGTCGTCTACCGCTACGACCCGCCCGGACAGAAGAAGCAGTTCCGGCCCTGGGATGCGAAGCGGCGCAAGATGGCACCGCCCGACCCGCGGCCTCTCTACAACCAGCCGGGGATGACCAGTGCCGCGCAGGTGGTGCTGGTCGAAGGCGAGAAATGCGCGCAGGCCCTGATCGATGAGGGCATCGTGGCCACCACGGCGATGCACGGCGCGAACGCTCCGGTCGACAAGACCGACTGGTCGCCATTGGCCGGAAAGGCCGTGCTGATCTGGCCCGACCGCGACAAGCCAGGATGGGAGTACGCCACGCAGGCGGCACAGGCCATCCTGTCAGCGGGTGCCAAGTCCTGCCACATCCTGTACCCGCCCGAGGAAGCCGCCGAGGGCTGGGACGTGGCCGATGCCATCGCCGAGGGCTTTGACGTCGCCACCTTCCTCACCCACGGCCCACGTTTGCAGATGCACGACGTGGCCGACGACGTTGATCCGGTGGTCAGCAGCGATGAATCCGTCTGGGGTACAGAGGACGCGCTGGCGCTGTCCTTCACGCGCCGCTACCACCGCGACTGGCGCTACGTGGCTGGCTGGGGCAAGTGGCTGGTGTGGGACGGGCAACGCTGGCGCACGGAGGACACGCTGGCGGCCACGGACTTGATCCGCAGCGTCTGCCGCCAGACGGCTGTGCGCGCCGACAACCCCAAAGTCGCCGCCAAATTGGCCAGCGCAGGAACGGTCGGCGGCGTGGAACGTCTGGCGCGCGCAGACCGCAGGCACGCGGCCACCACCGACGAATGGGATGCAGATCCGTGGCTGCTCAACACGCCGGGCGGTGTGGTCGATCTCAAGACAGGCCGGATGCGCCCGCACGAGCGCGCCGACCGGATGACCAAGATCACCACAGCCACGCCCAGTGGCGACTGCCCGACCTGGAGGCAGTTCATCGACGAGGTCACGGGTGGCGACAAGGAGCTGCAGTCCTACCTGCAACGGATGGTCGGTTACGCGCTGACCGGGTCGACGCAAGAGCACGCGCTGTTTTTCCTGTACGGCACAGGCGCGAACGGTAAGTCGGTGTTCGTCAACACGCTGGCCACCATCCTGGGTGATTACGCGACCAACGCGCCGATGGACACCTTCATGGAAACGCGCACCGACCGGCACCCGACCGATATGGCGGGACTGCGCGGCGCGCGCTTCGTGGCGGCCATCGAAACCGAGCAGGGAAAACGCTGGGCCGAGTCCAAGCTCAAGAACCTCACCGGTGGCGACAAGATCTCTGCGCGCTTCATGCGCCAGGACTTCTTCGAGTTCTTTCCGCAGTTCAAGTTGTTCGTGGCGGGCAACCACAAGCCCGCCATTCGTAATATCGACGAGGCGATGAAACGCAGGCTGCACCTGATCCCTTTCACGATCACCGTGCCGCCCGAGCGCCGCGACAAGAACCTGCAACAGAAGCTCCTGGCCGAACGTGACGGCATCCTCGCGTGGGCCGTTCAGGGCTGTCTCGACTGGCAGCGCCACGGACGACTCAGCCCGCCACAGCGCGTGGTGGACGCCACCGAGGAGTATTTCGAAGCCGAGGACGCCCTGGGCCGCTGGCTCGATGAGCGCTGCGTGCGCGAACCCAACGCCAAGTCATTGACCGCCGAGTTGTTCAACGACTGGAGGCAGTGGTCTGAGGCTGCCGGGGAATTCACGGGCTCCCAAAAGCGCTTCGCCGATCTGCTGCTCACCCGTGGCATGGACAAATGGCGCAACGGTATGGGACTGCGCGGGTTTCAGGGCGTGGGCCTCAAGTACCCGCCCGCACCGTCCTACACCCCTTACGCCGATGACTGAAACAACCGCATCTGACGGATCGGACGGACTACGTCGTAACTCCTACACGTGCGCGTGTGCGCGCGCCTCATGGGATGTTTCGATAAGACCCGTCCGATCCGTCAGGCCAGAGAAGAAAGGACTGACACCATGAGTACCACGATCCTCGCCATTGATCTGGGCACTACCACCGGCTGGGCACTGCGCGGCAGCGACGGCCATATCACGAGCGGCTCCGAGAGCTTCCGACCGCAGCGCTTCGAAGGAGGCGGCATGCGCTATTTGCGTTTCCGTCGCTGGATTTCTGAAATTCAGGAATCGGTTTCTGAAATTCAGTTTTTGTACTTTGAGGAGGTTCGACGACACGTTGGCGTGGATGCCGCGCACGTTTACGGCGGCCTCCTGGCCACGCTCACCGCATGGTGCGAGCACCACCAGATTCCGTACCAAGGCGTGCCCGTCGGCACGATCAAGAAGCACGCCACGGGCAAAGGTAACGCAGGCAAGGAAGATGTGATCGCTTCCGTCACCGCGCGCGGGCACGCCCCGGTCGACGACAACGAAGCCGATGCCCTGGCGCTGCTGCACTGGGCAATCCAGTACCACGATCATGGCCAGGAGGTGTGACATGAAAGTACCCACACCCCAGTACCGCTGCCCCCTCGGGCGACTGCAACCCCAGGCCACTGATCTTGACGCCATCAAGGAACGTGGCTGGCGCGACCAGCACATCCTGGTGGTCAACGCATCCGACGAACGTCTGGACTTCATCGAGCGAGAGCTCGTGCGCCGCATTGGTGAACGCTTGTACGGAGGGTCACGTCATGGCTGAATGGACGATTGAGGATGTGGCAGCCCGCTTCGAGGAAGCCGCCAGTACCGGACGACGCCTGCCCCCTGTGCGTGTGCAGGGCTACTTCAACACGTGGCCTGTCATCGTGCGCAAGGAGTGGGAGACGTTCGCAGCCGACGAGCGCGTCTATCGACCGTTCCCACCTGCACCAGACGCCATCGACCGGATGCTGGAGACGATGAAGTGGGTGCAGTGGCTGGAAATCGAGCAGCGCCACCTTGTGTGGATGCGCGCCAAGCGCTACGGCTGGCGAGACATCACAATCCGCTTTGCCTGCGACCGCACGACAGCGTGGCGGCGCTGGCAGCGAGCCCTGGAGATCGTGGCCGAGAAGCTCAACAGCGAAGGTATCCGACTGCCTTCCAAAATCGTAGGCCAAGCAGGGTAATGTTTACTCCGCTTGTCCTTCATTTCTGGCGTTTGTCCCTTTTGACGCTCGGTCAGGCTGCAACAAATCACCCCGTTCGGGGGTAGTATTTCAGCTATCTTCTGGATAGAGGTGACGGTTCGGCGAGTGGCCCCAGGCAAAAGGGGTCCTTCCTGGCCAAAGTCGTATGCGGGGGGCAAGAGCGCGACGCTTTTTTAGCGACAGGGCGCGGACAAGGTTACCAGTGGGCAGGTTACCGGCTCCGGTTACCACCCTCAGGCGCAGTTACCACCTCACCAGAATCTTCATTCACTCAACCCGCCTGGCGGCAACGCTCGGCGGGTTTTGCTTTTGGGAAATCCACTTTGAACACGCTCAACGTCGAGTACCGCAAGGTCGAGGCGCTGATTCCCTACGCCCGCAATCCGCGCACGCACGCCGAAGGCCAGATCGCCAAGATCGCGGCCAGCATCGTGGAGTTTGGCTGGACGAACCCGATCCTGGTCGATGGCGACAACGGCATCATCGCCGGACACGGGCGTCTGGCCGCTGCTCGAAAGCTCGGGCTGGATCAGGTTCCAGTGATCGAGCTGGAGCATCTGACCGTCGCGCAGAAACGCGCGCTGGTGATCGCCGACAACCGGCTGGCACTCGATGCAGGCTGGGATGAGGAGATGCTGGCGCTGGAGTTGGCCGATCTGTCCGAGGCGGGGTACGACCTTGCCCTGACGGGTTTCGAGGATGCCGAGATCGAGGCACTGCTCACCAGTGAGG